CGCCCGCGCGATCTTCGCCAGCGACGAGCCAGGTCCGGTTTTGGCGAAGCGCTATGGACTGCACCTGTCCACCGTTTGCAAGATCAAGCGAGGGGAGGTGCGCAGAGAGTTCGGCGGCGCGAATCCCTGGCAGGGGCTGGGCGCATGATGCCCAGCCGCACGCTGACGCTCGAGCAGGCCGCCGAGGTGCTGAAGACCACCGCGGAGACCGTCAGCGACTGTGTGCACAATCGCGGCCTGCCGGCCGCCAAGATCGGCCGGGCCTTCGTGCTGGTCGAAGACGACGTCATCGACTGGCTGCGCACGCAGTACGGCAACTGGAGGAGTGAGCCATGCGGCTCTATCAGCGCGGCAAACGAGGAACGTGGTGGGTTGACCTCGGCGATGTCGCAGGCCAGCGCGCTCGACGCAGCACTGGCACCTCTGACTACGAGCAGGCGAAGGAGTACGCCGCCACGCTTGCGACCAGTCTCTGGCGGACGCGGCGCCTCGGAGAAGCCCCGCGGGTGATCTGGGACGATGCGGTCCTCGCGTGGCTCGCAGACCACCAGCACCGCAAGAGCATCGAAGAGATCAAGCGCGTGCTGCGCTGGCTGTCAGAGCGGCTCAGAGGCAAGGCCCTGGCCGACATCACCGACAAGGCCATTCGCGCCCTGGCCGCCGAGCGCAAGAAGCAGGAGATCACCGAGGGCAAGCCCACCAGCAATGCCACGGTGAACCGCCACCTGGCCCAGCTCAGCGCCGTGCTGCACTACGCCCACGGCCGCGGCTGGCTGGCCGCCGTGCCGCCCATCGCCAAGATGCACGAGCCCGCCAAGCGCGTGGCCTGGCTCACCCGTGACCAGGCGAACGATTTGCTCAACGAGCTGCCGGCGCACCTGCGCGCCATGGCCAGCTTCGCCCTGGCCACCGGACTGCGCGAGAGCAACGTCCGGCTGCTGACCTGGAAGCAGGTCGACCTGGCCCGGGCGGCGGCGTGGTTCGAGGCCGACGAGATGAAGGCCGGCCGCACCCACCACGTGCCCCTGAACCGCGAGGCTCTGCAGGTGCTGGCCGCTCAGCAAGACCAGCACAAGACGTGGGTGTTTCCCGTGGAGGGCTGGCGCCGCGACGCCGGCGGCGACTGGGTGCTCACGGTGGAGCCCACAGGCAAGGTGAGCAACCATGCCTGGCGCAAGGCCTGCGAGCGCGCCGGCGTGCCGTGGCTCAGGTTCCACGACCTGCGGCACACCTGGGCCTCATGGCATGTGCAGGCGGGCACGCCGCTGCCGGTGCTGCAGGAGCTCGGCGGCTGGGCCTCGCTCAGCATGGTGCAGCGCTACGCCCACCTCGGCCGCAGCCACGTCGCACAGTGGGCCGGCAACCTGGGCGGTGGCACAACTCCGGCACAAGTGGCACACGTGCCCACCAACGAAAACGGCCCCGAAGGGCCGTTGTCAGAGGGGAAAGAGGTGGGGTGGCTGATGGGACTCGAACCCACGACGACCAGAATCACAAGTCGTTCCCAGGCTACCGACGCCAATAAAATCAAGCACTTACCGTTGCGGCGCAAGCCGAAAGCGGCCTGACGCCGGCACAGGTTTGGCACAAGTCGGCACAGCTGGGCGCAGGTTCGGCACGGGGTACCATGCCGCGATGCCCAGCTGCTTCACCTGCCAGCACGCCCTACTCGCCAAGCGCCGCGGCGCGGCACTTGTGGTACTGCCTGGCCACCTCTTCGAGCTTCAGCGTGGTGGCGCCGAACGAGTCATCGGTGAGGGGCTGAAGCGGCGGGCAGCTGGCCACCACCAGGGGGCTCGGGCTGGCTGCCGGTGGCGAGCGCTTCATTGAGGCGCCGCAGCCCGTCAGGGCTATGGCGGCAATCGCGGTACACAGGGATTTCGCGCACCTCGGTTTCCAGGCGCTGGCGCAGCGTGACATGCTTCACCTCGATCTTGCTGATGGCATGGGCGGCCGCGCTGGCCGCCGCTTCGCCCGCAATGGCGGCGACCTCCTGGTCGCGGTTGTGCTCGGCCTGGCACACGGCCTTGCCGTCCTGCCGGCCCTGCCAGTAGGCGCCGCCGCAGGCAGCGCCGACGGCCAGCACGGTGGCCAGAAGGAACCAGGGGTTCACGAGCCACCCCCGTCGCGGTGCACCGGTAGATCCGGCAGCTCGACCGTCTGGCCGACCAGCTCGTGCGTGCTGTCGCCCAGGAAGATGATCTGCCCCGGCTGAGCGCCATTGCAGCCGACGAACGAGTGGCAGCGCTGGCACGAGTGCGGCGCCGGCGGCTCGCCCTTGGCCAGTTGCTCGGCGTTGTAAGTGCACCAGCAGCTGCCGTCTGCATTGCGCCCAGCCGCATAGTGCCCGCTCGTTACCAGCACGCTCGGCGACAGCACCGGCTTCTCGACATCGCCGTTGAATGACCATCGCGACGCGCCGCCTTCCGTGCGCACCTGGTGGCGCTCTTTGCATCCAGGGCAGAAGAAGCTGTATCCCGCCTGGCCGCCGCCTTCCCAACGCTTGAACTTCATGCCTCGCCCTCCGACCGTTCTCCGAGCGCCAGCAGCGGTAGCCCCTCGCTGGCGGCCGGCAGAGGCCAGGCAGCCGGCCAGCGGTAGCCGAGCACACGGTCGGGCGAGAACGTGCGCACGTTGACCTGATTGCCTTGGTTACCGCCCAGCACCAGCAGGCCGCCGGCCGGATCTTTGCCCACGAGCAGGCCGACGTGGCCGCCGCCCTGCCGCTCGAACACCACCACGGCGCCATGCAGCGGGCCGACCTCGAGGCCCCAATCGAGCCAGCCCTTGGCGCGATACCAGTGCTTGGGCAGCGACTGGCCGGCCTCGCGCATGCAGTGGGCCACGAACACGCCGCACCACGGGGTTTCGTCGTCGCGCCACCAGGCCTTCAGGCTGGTGAGCCAGCCCACGATGACGGGCGAGTGCGCCTTGCCCGGCACCTCGCGCAGGCCTTCGTGCCTGAAGGCCTCGCGCATCCACGGCTTGAGCACTGCGGCCGTCATGGCGCCGCCTTGGTGCACAGCGCCACTTCGCCGGCCACGGGGCTGGCGCCATAGCTCGCCCACAGATCGGCGCCGCTGGCCAGCGTGGGCTTGCTGGTGTCGCATGCGTCGCCCTCGGTGGCACGCTTGCTCAGCGCCCGGGTGCCCAGCACGCCGGCGACGAGCGGGTACACCGGCCGCGTGGTGGGCACGCTGGTGGACTGCGGGTTGCGCTTCACCCGCCACTGCACCGGCGGCGGTGGGGGCACGGGTGTGGGTGGCGGCGCCCAGCAGCATGTCGGCCGGGTGCGCTGAATCAGGCCAAGCAGCTCGGTGCAGGCCAGCCCACGAGGTGAACCCGGGCCGGTGACCTGGGCGCCGCCGTCGGGCTCGCAATGGAACGCCGGCGGGTTGGCGTCCCACCAGGTGCCGTAGACGGCCTGCGGTGGCTGGCCGACCAGCTGGGCGCCCAGCCCGGCCATGGTGCGGCCGGCCGAAGCGGCCATGTCGTTGGCGCACTCGCCGTGCGCGCAGAGGCGGTAAACCGGCACGGGTGCACCGGTGACCTGCCCTTTGCAGAAGCCCCAGGCATACCAGCCGCGGTCGAACCGGCCGTAGTAGGCGGTGGTCCCCGGGAACGTGTCGCCGTACAGACCGGGGATGCACGCCGGCGCCGAGATGGCCATCAGCGGCAGCAGCAACAGCAGCGCCACAGCCAGCAGGCGCAGCGCCCAGAGGTCGTACCAGGGTCGGGTGGTCAGGGTCATGGAGGTCACTCCTTGGTGAGCCAGGCGATCACGCGCTTGAGCCACTGGTCGAGCGCGCGCACCTGGTGGGGATACATCTCTTCGCGCCGGTCGCAGCGAACGCGCATCTCCTGCACGCCGAGTTCGGGCACGTATTCGATTTCGGTCACGTCGGGCGGCAGCCCGGGCACGTGGATCCGCCGGCCGCCGATGCGCACGTCTTTGCCGTTTAGCTTGATGTGGCCATGCCGGCCCAGCACCCAGCTCACGGCGGTGCTGTAGAGACGCGAGCTCATGGCAGCTACCGCCGGCCGGCGGCCTCGTGCAGGTCGGTCGCGCGCCGGCGCGGATGGTTGGCCGGCCGCGCCTCGCCCAGCTTGCACTGCACGAACACGCGTGCTTCGTGGCGCCACACCGTCACCATGACGGCCAGCGCAATGACCAGCGCGCTGCACGACCAGGGCACGCGGCCGTAGTAGGCCTCCCACCCCACCGCGCACACCACGCCGGCCAGCAGGTCGAGCGCAATGGCCTCGATGAGGCGCTTCGCCGGCACCAGCTCCTTGGCGGCGTACAGGGCGTACACCATCAGCAACGCGGCGGCCCCCATGGTGGCGACATCAAGCATCCGCATCTTTCGCCTCCGGCTTCGTGGGGTGGCCACCGCGGCGTGCGTCGATGCGGTCGCGGATCGTTTCGATGATGCGCTGCGCGAACCCGCCAATCACTGCGGCGAGCGCGGCGCGCAGGTTCTCGGGCGGCACCTTGCTCAGCCAAATGCCGCCCACCTCCAGCACGTAGGGCGCCGCCAGTGAGCCGCCCAGCGAGGCCAGCACCACACCTCCGACCGCGGCGCCGAGCACGCTCCAGAAGGTGCGGTGCCCCTTGGGCCGCAACAGCGTCTGCACAACGATGACGCCGAGCAGCCCGCAGAACATGTCGGGCGGGTTGATGCCAAAGGGCGCCAAGCACGCCATGGTGAGCCCGCCGCTGGCGGCGCTGCAGGCCATGGCGGCGGGTGTTGTCATCTCTGCCACGGGGTTACCTCCCTGGGTTGTTGTTTCAGGACGATGGACAGAGCCAACCCGCAGGCAGCGGCAAGGCCCAGCTGGTACCACAGCGGGCCGCACAGCCCGCTGAAGATCTCGACGGCCTGGTGCTCGGCTATCGGGCGAGCCAGCCGACACACCGCTGTCTCGCCTTCTTCAACCACGCCCCACAGGCACGCAGCGGCAAAGCACTCTCGATACAGAGGGTGAACAAGCACCCAGCCAAGAGCCCACACAAGACCAAACAGAACCACGCCAGCGCAACCGCGTCCGACGTAGAAGAGCGCTCGCGACGCCTGGCCGGAGCCGGCGTAGAAGACTTCGGCCAGCGGGTCATGGCCGTAGTGCGTGAAGAGCACCAGCAGCACGAGCAGCCAGGTGAGCCGCATGGGGGCGGCGGCTCAGCGCTCTTCGCCGGGGCCGCCGCCCCCCATCACCACCGCGTCGATCTTGCGCACGAGGCCGTAGCGGCTCTTGGCTGCCCAGCGGTGCAACGCTGCGGCACCGGCAATGCCGGCGGCAAAGGCAATGGCGAGTTCCAACATGGCAGGCTCCTTTCGGAAGTGGCGAATCAGTACAGCAGCGGCCACACCAGCGCCGCGATGCCGAGCCCCAGCGGCGCGGCCAGCGCTCCGGCCACGGTGGCGTAGGCGTCCCACCCATCGCGTGTGTGGTGGTCGGGGCGGCCGCGGTCGTATTCCTCTTTCAGCCAGCCGGCGAGCAACGCGGCCTTGAAGCCGAGCCACAGAGCCAGGGCCGTCGCGGCACCGGGCGACTCGGGGAACAGCAGGCGGTGACTCACGATGGAGGCCACGGCGGTGGTGAGCACGGCCACGGCGGCGCCTGCCGCGATATGCAGCAGCTTGTCGGTTTGCATGCTGGGGTCTCCTGGTCTTTGCTACTCACGGATGCCTAGTTCGGCGATCGCCATCTCGATCTCTTCGAGCTTGGCGCGCGCCGAAGCGTCGGCGGGGTTCAGCATCAGGGCTCGCAGCGCCCTACCCTGTTCAGCGCTTCAGCGCGGCGTAGCGAATGGTCAGGTCATTGAACTCGGCGATGAGGTCGCCCACGTTGGTGGGCGTGCCAGACTTCCACTCAATCGTGGCCACGATGGCAATGCTCAGCGTGGACCCGTTGGGCACAGAGATCAGCTGCAACACGGGCGACCTGGAAAACAGCAGCCCCTCTGTCAGGCCAACATCGCTGGCCATGGGCTGGGCGGCCGACTCGCCGTACTCCACCGCAGAAATCGTGGCGGACAGGCGCGTGCGGATGAAGCCGTAGCTGTTGCCGTTCGTGCCAGAGGTGTGGGACAGCTTGCACACGAAACTTCCAGTCACCTCCACGCTCACGGCAGCGCCGGTGTTGTTGGTGTAGCTCAGGGTCAGCACATCGACGGTGAGCCCGCTGCTATTTGCCTCATATGGCGGCGTGACCGTTGCGCCCGTGTCGCTGCGGAGCTTGCACGTGCGCGTGGGTTGCGCGGCGCTGTTGAACTCGGTGGCTGCGTTGACGGCAATGCCACCCGTCTGCACGAGTGGTGGCTGCCCTATCTGGTGCACATAGAGAGGGCCCCACGCGCTGCGCACGCCGAGCGTGTTGATGGCACGCACACGGAACAGGTAGTGCCGCTTGGCGCGCAGGCCGGGTATTACTGCTTTGGTCGCGCTCCCCTCTTCGATCCAGCTTGCCCAGTTCGCCGCGGACGGCAAGGTATCTGCCGCCTCGACGTACTGCACCTCGATCTTGCCGCTCTGCCGCACAGCCTCGCTCGTGGTGGCTGTCCACGTGACCTCGGTACGCGTAATGATGCTGCCATCACTGAGCGCCGTGGTGCCGCTGGTTACCGATAGGCCGGTCGGAGTCGGCACCACCCACGGCGCAGGCAGCAGCGTGTTGTTGCTCGAGTTGGGCGTGCTGAAGCTGGAATCAACGGTGTAGACGCTGGCGTCGGTTTCCTTCAGCGTGAGCGTCACCAGGGCCTTCGTCATGTCGAAGGCCCAGCCGACGATCTCGAACACCTTGGCGCTCCAGCCGAAGTGCGGGAGCGTGACGTTCACCACGTCGAACAGCTCCATCTTGAAGGCGCGCATGTTGCACGGCAGCTTGGCCACCATGCCCTCGCGCTGATCGCGCATGAGCACGCCGCACACGTGGCCGGCGTGCACGGCGCGCGTCACGCCGCCGAGGGTCACCTCGCGTGGCAGTTCCTGCCCGTCGATAGTGATGTAGCTGCTCGATCGGATCTCGGCACCCGGGGCCTGCACGTAGGCCTGCGCTGCGTCGAAGAAACTGGGGCGGTACACGTTGACCAGCTCGCTGCGCGAGGGCTGCGGCACGATCTCGATGTCGCCCTGGTCGCTGATCCAGTCTTCGGTGATGGTCTCCACCGGCGCTCGGTAGGCCCCGGCCACCATGGCGATCTTGCCGCCGGCCCAGCCCCAGCGACCGGCCATGCTCTCGACGATCTCGTCCATCCACACATCGGGGTTCACGTCGAGGCTGCAGACGATGCCGCACTGGTAGAGCGGTCGCACCTCGCTCCCGCCGCCGGCCAGGTTGAACGTGGTGGACACGTCGCAGGCATTGGCCGCGGCGTTGACCTGGGCGGTAATGATCTCCGTGGTGGCGCAGGCTCCGCCGTAGGCATAGCGGGCCCAGTCATAGCCGATCAGCGCTGCGTTCTGCGACCAAGCGGTGGTGCTGGTGCGCGGGTCCAGGATCTTGGCTCCCTTTATCACCGCGGTGATCTGCGGCACGCCCGTGGGGAAGATGTCCTGGTCGTAGTCGAACTCGAACACCGCGCAGCAAATCCCAGCGAAGCGGTCGTCGTTCGCCCCGGTGTTGATGAGCGACGGGAAGCGCGACTGCAGGTGGTCGCTGCCGATGTCCTGCCCGGCGGTGCCGAGGTACTTCTGCAACAGCCGCACGCGCGGGGTGCTGACGGTGTATTCGTAGTCCACCTTGGCCGTTCCGGTGGTGCTGCCCCAGCCGGTGACGGTGACCGTGTTGCCGCTGATGGATGGCGTGGTGGTGACGGTGCCGTTGTCGTTGCCCAGGTCGAAGGTAACCGTGGCCGTGAGCGGGGTTTGCGGCAACACCACCGAGCCGTTGCCACCCGACAAGGTGATATCGGCCTGCCCGGTTGCACGCTCGTAGTGGATGAACTGCGAGGTGAGCGCCGGCGGCAGTGGGGTGATCCAGCCGCTGCCGTCGAACGCCACGGGCACGTCGTCGAAGTAGATCTGCCCGATCTCCTGGCACTCGTGCCCGGCGAAGGCCACGACGAGCACGTACTTTTCGCTCAGGCTGCCGTGCGTGGCGTGGAACAGCACGCCGTCCACCGTGCGCACCTCGCCGTAGACCCGCGAGCGCGGGCCGTCGACGGTCATGGTCATCACCAGCCGGTCCTGCAGGCTGGCGTTGTATGCATCGCGCGCCTGGCGCGCGGCCTTGCGGCGCTCGTAGGCGTTGCTGGCCATCATGGCCACGAACACCACAGCGGCCGCGTAGTAGTAGCCGTAGTTGACCAGCGCCGCGAAGATGAATGGAAGGGCCTGCGGCATGGCGTCAGCCCTCCCCGCTCACGATGCGCCACGCCTGCAGCGCCTGATCGGCCGGCAACGCCACATAGCCCACCTCCCACGGCGCCAGCCACATGGCGCCGCCCCACACCGCCAGCATGTGCGGGAATGCCTGCACGACGGGGTCGCCCTCGTGCCGCGGCATGGCAGGCAGCACGGCCACGTCGCCCACCTGGGCGAGGGCCGGCGCGATCTCGGCACCCAGACGGGCAGCAGCGATGGCCGGCAGGCCGCCCAGGCCCTGCACGACCTGGAGCGCGCCTGCAGCGTCGGCATAGGCGCCGCGCAGATCGGCAGCGGGATCCGCCCCCGTGCAGGCGTCTACACAGTCAGCAGCGAACATGCAGCAGTCGTGCACGCCCCAGGCGAACGGGCGCGCCGCGCGCTCGGCCAGGCATGCGGCGAGCCGCGCCTGCCACTCTCGGAGGCGAGCAGTCATGGAAACGAAAGCTGGGTGGTGGGGTTGGAAAAAGGGGAACGAAAGCGCGCGCGTGCGTCACCTCGCCCAGTAGCGGGCCGCGGGCCACACCACCTTCTGGTTGGCCTGGCTGGTGACGAAGCGCAGACTGGTGTCACCCGGGTAGAGGCGCTGCTGGTCGACGTCGGTGTAGCGCAACGGCTTCGGCCGGGCGAATGTTTCGCCGCGGTGGATGGCCGTGACGCTGATGCTCGAGGCGCCATCGCCCATGCGGATGGGCATCTGATCCAGCGTGCCGGCCCACAACAGGGGTGCGTCCAGCACATCGTGCGTCGTTGGATCCAGCACCGCCATCCACACGTTGATGGGCTTGTTTCGGATGTCCTCGGCCATTGCGAGAGCCAGCGACTCCGATGGCACGCCGCTGATGGTGAACCTCAGCGCTTTGTTGTCACCAGGCGAGTCGGCCACCTCTTCGATCGAGCCGAAGTTGCCCAGCCCGTCGAACGTGTTGCCGCCGTGCACCACGGCGTGAGGCGCGCTGCACAGCCGCACTGGCGACGAGAGCAGCATTTCGACGAGCAGGACCAGCGGGCACACAGCGCCGTTGAGCACGGCCTGCGCGGGGGCGGCGATGGTGCGCATGGCTTACCACTTCTCCACGAGTGAGAGGGTCATGCCCTCGATGTAGCCGGGGCGGTGCACCGCATCGGCCCGCATCTGCGGCGCAACGAAGTAGGTGGTCGGCTTGTCCCACGTGACGGCCGCGCCGGCGGTGATGGTGGAACGCACGCGGTTCACCAACGGCACGGTCATTTCGCCGATGTCGCTGGCGGTGCAGTCCTCTGCCACCTGGAAGAGATGGCCGCCGCAGCCGATGAGGTCGCCGGCCTTGAGCGTGGCCGGGCCCGGGTAGTCCGTCGAGACGTTGCCCAGGGCCATGAGAGCGCCGTCGATACGCCACTGGATATTTCCACCTGGACTCTGCGAAACCCACCCGTAGAAGCGCAGGTAGCGTGTTCCGGCCGGCGCCGTGAATACACCGGAGATGCGCTTCATCGGGAAAGCAGGCCACGAAGCGTCGTCGGCCACTACCCCAGCCGTGATGATGGCGACTGAGGAATCGCAAGCCTCGTAGTAGATGACGGCATGCGCTCCACCTGGCAGGCCTCTCACTGAAAGCGCCATCGTGACCGGCCCGGAGTACGAAACTCCGACGCCGAGATCGACTGTCTGAAACAGGCCGACACGGTCCGACGACGTGGAGCCGATCGACGTAGCATCAACGACCTGCTCACGAACCCCGTGGATTGGGAACGACGAGCCACCGGCATACGACGCGCCCACCACCGTGCCATTCGAGTAAGCCGTCCACCCGTCAGCGATGCCATTGGCGTTCGCGTCGATCTCAAAGCTGCTGCTGACCAACAGGTTGTCGTTGCGAACTTTCTCCAGCACCAGGCTGCTTGCTCCGCGGTTGACGGTGGTCTTGAGCGTCGGGATGCCGCGCATGGTGCCCACCGGAGCCAGCCGCGTGGGGTGGTGCATGCGCAGTCGGTTCACACCCCCCGTGAGGCGGTTGAAGAACGCCTCGGCCTGGCCAGCCTTGCCTTTGACGCGGGGCGCGGTGCTCAGCTCGAGCATCCAGTGCTCCGACGGGAACTCAATGCTCTGCACCGTGCCGTTGAACTGGCTGCGGTGCTGCAGGCCCACACGCTGCAGGCCGAAGCTCGCGACCTGTGGGTAGAGCGCTTGCGGCAGATCGAAGTCAGCCATGGCCTCAGCGCCCCCCTGCGCGCTCGAACAGGATGCGCATCTGCGCGGCGTTGTTCTGCCGCTCGAGATGCAGCACGCGCTCGAGCTCGGCGTGCGTCACGCCAGCCGCGATGGTGGGCTGGTAGTAGTAGTTGTTGGTCTGCCCGCCGGCGCCGTGCGCCGCCACGCCGAGGCGCCCATCGGGCCCGCGCTGCAGCGGCAAGATGCCCTCGGGCCCGGCCTCGCCCATTTCGCCCAGCTGGCCGCCACCGAAGAGGAAGCGCGTGCGCCGGTCGACGATCTTGCCGCCGTTCTTGAAGTGCCGCACCTTGCCGGCGGGGGTGAAGGCGTCGCCCTTGGCGCTGCCGGAGGCGCCGCCGCTGCTGCTGCTGAAGGCGTTGAGCAACGCAGTGAACCAGCCGCCGCCTTCGGATGACGAGGTGCCGGATTTGAAGATCTCGTTCAGCAACGGACGCACCACCTTGAGCCGCAGGAATTCCTGCAGCACAAAGTCAATGAAGTTGCTCACGTCGAGGCGTCCAGTCTTGAAGACTTGCACCAGATCTTCTTCGAGTACGCCAATGCCCTGGCGCACGGAGTCGCGCGTGGCGTCGCCGGCGCGGCGCACCTCTTCCTGGTACTGTTTGATGGCGGCAATGGCGCCGGCCGTTGCGTCGGTGCCGAGCGCCTTGGTCTTGGCAGCTGCATCGCGGCGCAACTGGATCTCTTCGCGCAGCAGACGCAGACGCTGAGCCACGGCCTGCAGTTCGTCAGCCCCCGCGCCGGCGTTGAGGAGCATGGCCTCGGCCTGCTCCTCCAGCGCGAGCTTTTCTTCCAGGCGCGCGATGCGAAGCTGCTCGATGGCCTCGCTGGTGAGGCCGATCTCCTTGACGTAGTCACGCAGCTGGTCGTTGCCTTCGATGCGAGCCGCGTTCTCCTGCTGCAGGACTTGGAGCTGCCGATCGCTGAGCGCAGCAGCCTCGGCCTGCGACTTGAGCAGGGCCTGCTGCGCTTCGTTGGCCTGGGACACGGCCTTGTACTGCTGCAGCAGGCCAGCGACGCCACGACGCTGGGCGTCGCTGAGTTTCAGTTCACCATCCGTCAGCTTCGCGGTGATATCGATCGCGAACTTCTGGGACTCGGTGAGTTGCTGGCCGGTGGAGAGCTCGCCCTCAGCCAGCGTGATGCGTTCGCGGACGCGGCTGATGAGGTCTTCGTAGGCCTTGCGCGCACGCTCGAGCTGGGCGACGCGCTCCTTGTCACTGTCGGTGACCCCGGGCGGCAGTGTCAGCTTTTGGGTGCGAAGCCGCGGGTCCTCGCCTACACCGCGGCCCAGCTCCAGCGCGGCACGCTGCTGCTGCAGCTTGAAGAACTCCAGGCGTTTCTGGGCTGCGGCCAGTTGCTCCCGCGTGTTCGCCTCGAACGACGCATCCAGCGGCGACAGGTAGCCCTTCTGGCGTTCGCGCGTCTTGTTGAAGCGCTCAACCGCCTGGGTGAGCTTCTCTACCTCTTCGCGGTTGCGTGCAACGTTCTCGGCGGTGGAGAAGAAGTTGTCAGTGAGGCGCTGGCCGGTGATGGCGCCCAGCAAGGAGCCAAAGGCCTTCTCAGCGTCGGCAGCCTTGCCGAACATCGTGCTCAGCGCCGGGATAAGCTCGATGGTCAGAGCCCTTGCAGCGTTGGTCGAGTTGGTCTTCAGCTCGGCAAGCAGCTGGTTGAACTTCTCAGCCTTCTCGGCCTGCTCGGTGGTTACCTGAGCATTGAGCTTGCCCTTCTCGGCCAGGTCTTTGAGGAACGGCGCCAGCTCGCGTGCGCTCTTGCCGAACAGCTCGGTCATCAACCGAGCCTTGGCGCCATCGTTCTCGTACTTGACCAGTGCCTCAGCCACTTGCCGCAAAGCGTCATCCGGTGCCTGCTGCCTCAGCTCTGACGCATTGAGTCCAATGGCCTTGAGCGCCTTCGCCATCTGCGAGTTGGGCTCAGCCTCCTTGAGCACGTTGTTGAACTTGACCAGCACATCGCCCACTGTCTCGAGCGTGGTTCCAGTCAGCATTGCCGTCTGCTCCAGCGACGACAGCCCCTCGACCGAGACACCGGTCGCGTCGCTGAGGTCGTTGAGCGCGTCAATGGCGACCAGGCTGCTGCGCACCACGCCGACGAGCATGTCGGCCGAGAACGCAACGCCCAGCGCACCCGCGACGGATGTCACCGCGGACTTCACGCCGTTGAGCGATCGCGCGATGTCGGCCGCGCGCTTGTCAGCGACCCGGGCAGCCTTGTCCATACCCGCCTCGAACTGGGCGAGCTTGGCGACCAGGTCAATGCTCAGTGTTGCCAGTGGCATGGGTGTCGTCTTCCTTGGGTGGGCGGTGGTTCTTGATGACCTTCAGCTGACGCACCAGGCGCTCGACATCGCTGATGCCGAGCACCTCCACCACGACGGGCAGCCCGGACCAGTCCAGTCCGCCCATTCCGTTGGAGAGGTATCGCCAAGCCTCGAGAGCATCAGCTTCGCTGTCGGTGAACTGCGGTTCTTCGCCCTCTACGTCGACGCCGGCGCAGGCGTCGAGGAGGGCTGTGAGTTTTTTGCGTCGGCCGCGATGCTGAGCTTGTGGTTCTTCATCGTCTCGAGCAGCGCCTCGGCGACGAGCTTCTTTTCGCTCAGCCTGTCGCTGATGTACTCGGCCCACAGCTCTGGCGAGAACGCCACCGGGTCTTGCACACCGACGGTTTCGCCGAGCAGCGTGGCTTCGGTGAACCCCTCCCAGCCAATGACGTACTTGCACACGTGGCTGGTTTCGACCTCCAGCGCATTGCCGGAGACGAAGTCTTTCCACTCTGTCTCCGGCGGCCGGACGATGAGCACCTTCCGGCCGCCGGGGCCCAGCGGCACCCAGGTCTGCCTGGCCGCTCGCATCTTGGCAATGAGCGCGCTCATCAGGCGGCGCCTTCCAGGAACAGCTGCTTGAGCGTGACGCTGAAGGTGCTGACGCCCACCGCACCCTGGCCCACCTGCTCGGTGGGCAGCGAGGGCTGGCCGCGGAAGTAGCGAACGTTGCCGTCCTTCAGGGTGAGCCGGAATACGAGGTATCCGTTCACGCGGGCGGTCTCGCGGATCTTCTGCATCGCCGCGCCGGAGATGGTTTCCGTGCGCAGAGTGAAGGCAACACTCTCGGCGCTGAGTTGCCCGTTCTCTTGCTGCTGGATCTCGTCGAGCAGCACCGTCACGTCGAGCGGGTTGGACTCGCCGCCAGCCTTGTTGTAGTCGGTCGTGGAGCCGAGCGTGCCCCAGGTGGCGATGGGGATGAGGGTACCGGCCGTGAAGTTGCCGTAGGTGGTGGTGTCCAGGTCTTCGAACGTGAGCGAGCTGCCGGCGGCCGCCGAGAATCGCACGGCCTGGCCTTCGAGACGCGGCATGCCGGTGGCGACGCTGACGTAGGCCAGGCTCTTGACCGCGAGGCCGTGCGCCACGGAGGTGGTGGCCACCGGCGGCTTGGCTTCGCTCACCTCGGTGAGGGTGACGGCAGCGGATTCCGTCATGCCGATTTCGACGCGGACGCCGCGCCCGATTGCGTAGGTCATGGTTGCTTCCTTTCAGTCAAGCAAAAAGAAACCCGGCGCGGCGGCCGGGTGGTTGGGGGTTGAACTGGTAGAGCCTGCAGCGTGTGGGCTATTGGTCCCACCACTCGATGGTCATCACCGTGGCGTGCAGGTCGAGCTCGGGGTCGTGCGCGCTTGAGCGGTTAAGCACCAGGTGCCCGGCCGCGTCGATCGCGGCTTCCACTTCGTCGGCCACCGCGTCGGCTTCGACGGACGAAGCCGCCCAGCACTGGGCGTCGATGGTGACCTTGTCGGCGATGAGGCTGTTGTCGAGCGCGAACTCGCGTTCGTGCGCGCTGGTGAAGGCCACGATGGGCAGCGGCCCGGGGTCGATGGCGTTTTGCGCGACGCGCTGCGCCACCAGGGCCGTGAGCTGCGGTCGGGCCAGCAGCGTGGTGCGGAAGTCGGTTTCGACGCTCATGACTTGGGCTTGTTGAGTTTCTCGATGGCGGGCCAGGCCGCACGCTTGAAGCGCTCGAAGGCCTCACCCAGCTTGGCGGCGCCCTTCTGCAGGAAGGCGGCGCCGGGGAACCCGCTCTTGCCGAAGTTGACCCACCGCCAGTAGAACGGGTCCGTGCGGCTGCGGGCGCCGCGCTCGCCTCCCTTGGCCGGCTTGACGTTGACGAACACGCCCACGTCGCCGGCACGCCGCGCCGCCTTGCTGGTGCGCACGCTGATCTTCTTGCGCACCAGGCCGGGCGTGCGAAACGGCGCCTTGCGCTGGTCCAACAGCACCGGGGTGTTGCGTCGTGCTTCGTCGCGCACGGCACGGGCGCCGGCGGCCAGGGCGTTGCGAAGTACGCGGCGGCGCAGCTTGTCGGGCAGCTCGCGCAGGGCCTTGAGCACTTCGTCGAGGCCTTCGATGCGCACCCAGCTGTCACCGGCCATCACGCACTCCCGTTGCGCACATGAGCTCGAGCTCGACGCGGGCACCGTCTTTGTTGATGGCGGGCGACACCACGTCATACGGCACGCCGCGCCACAGCACGCGCAGACCGCCGGTGATGGCCTCCACGTCGGCGCGGTAGCGGATGACGAAGCGCGTGGTGAGTTCGTGTTGCTGCTGGCCCGCGGCGAAGAACTCGCGGCCGCGCAGCGGCTCGGCTCGCGCCCACACGGTGGGGTTGACGGCCAGGTTCGTCCAGGCGCCATTGGCCTGACCGAGGCTGTCTTGCCCGGGTGCGCGCTGCTGGAGCGTGATGCGCTGGTCGAGCTTGCCGGCTGGGAGGCTCATGGCTCAGAAGGAGAAGATGGAGAACCCGTCGAGCAGGCGCTCGGCGAAGGGCAGCGGCGCGACGTTGCCGGGGCCACTGGCCTCGCGGTTCTTGTAGTAGTGGCCCAGGTGCAGCAGCATCCATTGCTTGAGCGGCGCCGGCACCGTGGTGTAGCCGGCGCGGTAACGCACACGCACAGCGTTGATACGTTCATAGGTGTCAGGCCAGGCCTTGTCGACTGCGGGAACGATCCAACCCGGGTCTTGCTCCTTGTCGAGCACATAGTCTTGCGGGTCGAGCGTCTGCTCCGCGCCGTTGAGGTCGAGGTACTTCACCGACACGACGTCGATGATGGGCGGGTGCTGGAGCTTCAGCGCCGGGCTGAAGGCGTCGAGCACCAGCTCCCAGGTGGTGGTGACCATCGTGCGGTGGCACTCTCCCTCGCAGGCCACACGCACCGTCTTGATGAGGTCCGTGATGAGGGCGTCTTCCTCGCTGCCGTCAACCCGAAGGTGCAGCTTGGCTTCCGCCAGGGTGATGGGCTCCGAGGAGGCGTCGGTGATCTTGATGGTGGGCATCGCTGGCCTCAGCGAGAGGATTTGCCGCCGCCCGTGGTCGGGCGGGTAGTGGGCGTTGATTGAGCGCGATCGCGCGACCGCACGGTGCGGGGGGTGTAGCCGTTGCCGCTGGGCGCGCGGGTGTAGACGACCGGAGGCACGTCGAACGCAACGTCGTCGTGCCACAGCGGCGCCATACGCGCGGGCTGCAGGTTGAGGTTGAACGGCCAGGTGCCCCACTCGTCGAACGGCAGCGGCGTGGGCGGCGTCGGCAGCTCGTCAGGCTGCTGCCACAGCGCGGCCAACGGCTGCACGGTCACCGAGTAGGGCTGCTGCCAGTAGTCCTCTTCCAGCAACGGCTGCGGCACGATCTCGTCGTCAGCTGACCGGGCCGCCTCGGGCGCCGGCGGCGGCACCACAAAGGGCTGCTGCCAATAGGCCTCGTCGACCGTCAGCGCCGCGGGCTGGGTGGTGACTTCGTCCTGGTGCTGCCAGACGCGGGCCTGTGGCTCGGCGGGCACCCACTGCAGGCGGTGCCAGTAGTCCTCACTGGCCAGCGGCGTGGGGACCTGCGGCACTACGTCGGCATCGACCCAGGTGCGCAGCACCGGCGCGGGTGCGGCGGGCGTGGGCGGCTGCCAGTCCTGCTCGGCCAGCGCACGGGGGCCCAGGGCGAAGTCGTCGTCGGTGGCCCACACCACGTAGGTGGTGGCACCGGGGAAGGCCTGCAGCAGTGGCGGCGCGTCGTCGCTGGGCACGAACGCGACCGGCGGCGTGGGCCGCTCGTCGGTGTGCGTGGCCAGCGTGCGAGCGATCGCGCCGGTGTGGGCCAGCGAGGCGGCCGCGCTGGCCAGGACGAAGCCGGCAAAGCAGCGCTGCGTGCCGGCCCACCAGGCCTCACCGTCGTCAAGAGCGACGGGAACAGCAGCGACGGGCAGTTCGTCTGCCAGCGGCCAGCGACAGATGATGCGCGTTTGCATGGTCGGTCAGCCCCACATGCCAACGGTGAACGGACTGTCTACCTCGCCGCGCAGGTGCGCGGGCCACTCGGAGTCGTCTACCACGCCACCGCCGCCAACGGTTTCGGTGATCTCCAGCGCCATGAGCACGGCGCCCAGTGCGGTGCCGCCGCCGGCGTTGAGGTCGGCCCAGTCCACCGAGGTGGAGGTCGAGCCGGTGCGGGTCTGCACTCCGAAGACCCACCAATCGCCGCGGCCGACGTCTGTCAGCTGCGTCCAGCCGGCACCCTCGGTCATGCTGCCGCTGGGCTCCGAGCTGAGCGCGACGTTGGCCGCGGCGAGCACGTGGCTCGATGTGGCCGGTGCGGCACTGAGCGTGATGGCCGCAGCGCCGTTGCCGTCGGCGTCGGTACCGGTCGCCGTGGCGCCCACGCCGACGGTGCCGCTGGCGTCGCTGGAGAACTCGTAGACGTCGAAGCGGTAGTTCTCGACCGAGTGCGCGCCCGCATCAGCGCTCAACGTCATCGACGCGCCGGTTCCAACGAAGGTCCAGATGCGCGAGCCGTATGACCACCCGGCCGGTGCGTTGGGACTGGTCACGCGCAGCGTTTGCTCGAGCGACAGCGAGTTTGTCAGCGTGAGATCGGCGCCCTCCATCCCACCGTCGGACGATGACTGCGCCTGCAGGATGACGACGACGAGCGCACCGTTGGTCGGCGTGAAGGCGGCCGGCGTGTAGACCCCAGCGCCGAATGCGTCGGCACTCGTGACGTTGAGGCGTGCTGTGCGAACAAGGCTCATGGCGCGGCGTCCAGCACGAGCACGCGGTCTGAGCCGGGCGACGTGAAGCCCTGGCTGCCTGTGTTCGCAAAGTTGCCGATGGCGGTAAAGACGCCCGTGGCTGCGTTCCACCAGCGCGCACGCACGGTGCTCGGCGCGAGGCTCGACATCACCACGGTGATGGTGCCGGCGTCTCGCATGTAGATCATGGCGAAGGCGCCCGTGCTCGAGCGGGCCGGGCAGATGCGGCTGGCGCCACTGCCCAGCGCGCTGGAGACCAGGCTTGCGTCGGTCTTCGGTTCGAGCGTCCACCACTGGTATGCCGTCAGCAGGTCATACAGGTAGGTCATCTCGCGGGAGCCCTCGGTGTCGAGGTCGTTGGCCACGGACTGGGCCGCGCCGCCACCGAGCGAGCCAGGCGCACCCAGCGCCCAGAGCGGGTCCTGCCCGTGGAAATAGCCGCACGCGCCAGAGAACATGGCCTGCAGGATGTCGAGCCGCTGGCCACTGTTGGAGCCGCCGCGCTGCTCGTAGTAGCTCTCGATGAGGAAGAACGGCATCGCAGGCGACCTCGCCCGCGCATTGGCCGCCAGCTGGTATGCGGCCGAGCCGGCGGTGCCGGCCTGGTCGCTGTAGATGTTGTTGAGCCGGAACCCGGTCTTGCCGTTCCAGAAGTTCCACGCCTCGCCGTCGCCGGCCACGCCGGTGCTGCACCGGCCGGTGTGCCCTGTGATGATGGCGTTGGGCAGCACGGAAAGGATGCCGTCGAAGATCCACCACTGCTTGTCGCGCTCGGTGGTGTTGCCGGCGTAGTCGCCCCCGGCAGCCCACAGGGCCAGTGGGTAGGCGATGGCCAGCTCGACGCCGAAGTTGTAAAGCTCGGTGGTGGAGGTGCCGCCGTTGGAGATGGCGTTGTTCCAGCCCTCGCTGCCGCCGCCGGCACCGAGATAGGCAGGGAAGATGACCGGCAGGATCTTGGCCGCGATGAGCTTGTTGTAGATCGCGGTGAGGTGGTTCTTGTAGGGCGTGCCCAGCACCCAGCTGATGGCGCTTTCGGGCGTATTGACGGTGAACGGGTCGTCGCCGTTGGCGTTGCGGTACGCCGGCGTCTGGCTGCTGAAGGCGTGCTCCATCACTTCGTAGATCATCGCGTTGCACTTGCGCGCCGCGCGGTCGGCAATGATGGTGTCCACCTGTGCGAGCGTGGCTTGCACTTCTAGTGACCAGATGGTGTCGCCGTTGATGAAGTAGGGCTCACCGTTGGCCGCCCGGAGGAACCGCTCCCCCGGCGAAACGGTCAGCGGGAACAGCGCGTCCGATAGCGCCCCGGAGGCCGGTGCCGGCCCCCGGGTTGCACGGGCAGCGAGCTCCCACGAGTAGAGCCCCGTCACGTGGCCTTACTCGGCGATCTCGGCGGACACGTGGTGCAGCATGGAAGCCACGCCGCAGACGCTGTTGATGTTCAGCTCGTCCGAGCCCCCGCCCTCGAGGTGGATGGCTGAATCGGCGTCACGGGCGACCCAGCCGCCGGGGCCGGCCGCACCGCAGCTGAAGGCCGCCTGGTAAACGCCCGACACCGTGCCAGGGGTGATGGCGGTCTGCTTGTCGGCAGCCGTGGTGGATGCCGTGGTGCCGACACGCCGGGGCGCCGGGGTGATGGCGGTGCCGCCCGACCCGGCGGTCGTCCAGCGGCGCACGCGGTAGCCGATGCCGCTGATGGCGGTGAGCGCTGCGCCGCGGCCCTGCACGTAGATACCCTGCAGGTCGACGCCGCGCGTGGCCTGCCGGATCACGAGCGTGGGATCCTCGGTGTTGGGGGTGGCATGGGTGGCATACGGCGTGGCCGGTGCCCCCTCGACTGCGTAGACGAAAGGCATGATGAGACTCCTACTGCCCCTGCTTGATGAGTGTGGCGAGCGGCGAGGCATCCGCTTCCACGATGGCTGCGAGCTCGAGCTCCGTGAGGTAGCGCCCGTGTGAGGCAAGCTGCTCCTGCTTCAGCTTCTCGTAGAAGACCTCGTCCGGCATGGACATGGTCCCCGCGATGGCGCCGTAGGTACGAGCGCAGGGCTCGCACTGGTAGAACAGGAACGTCATGTTCTCTTCAGGGCACAGCCCGGCCTCACGCCCGCAGTTCGCGCAGAAGATGGGCACCCAGGCTTGCGATCCACGGAAGATGCGGCCGGTGGTGTTCTTTGCGCGGCTGTCGGGCAAGAGGTCGGGCATGGCGGGCTCCGGTAGTGGCGGTACTGCGGTCGTCGGTCAGGTCTTGATCTCGACCACCGACGCGTTGTCGAAGCCACCAGCCGGCCCGTAGGCAGGCTCCAGGCCCAGCACGGCGATCTGACAGGTGCCACCGGTAACACCGCCCGTGGTGATTCGTCCTCGGATGTATTCCTTGCCCGAGGCGATCATCTCGTCGACGTTGATGGCCACGACGATCTGTTTGTTGTCGTTGTTGGTCGCGTGCGCGGCCAGCTGGGTCGCGGCCTTGAGCGACACGTTGTTCGAGCCGTTGCTGTCGCAGGTTTCGACCACGCAGTCGATGGTTTCCGCCGCCATGTCACCGAGCGCGAAGATGACCAGCGCCTTGCGAAAGCGATTCATGCGTGCGGCGGTGCCGGCCAGCGGGGTGCTGCTGGCGGTGCCGGAGTTGAAGGTGAGCAGGCCGACCTGTTCGGCGGCCGAACCGGGAGTTGCGGACATGATGCGTTCCTTTCCAGGATGGGGAGTGGTTTGCGGTCAGCCCGGCGGCCGGCGTTGGACCGCCGTCAGGCTGTCGGCTGGTGCGCGATCAGCGCTGCGCCAGGTTCACGAAGTGACTGAGGGTGTTGCTGCCGCTCTTGCGCGAGATGGCGGCTTGCAGCCACGGCTGGCCGCCCACGCGCAGGGTCCACTTGAAGGCCGTGAGGTCCTGGTCGAACCACAGGTGCATCGACACAGTGTTCTTCACGCCGCCGCTCTTGAACGGTGCGAAGTAGCCAGGCAGGAAGGCCAGCACCAGGTCACCGGGGGTGCCGATAGTCGGACAGGCCTCGGTGGTGATGACCGGCCGGCCCAGCAGCGTGGAGTACGGCTGCGCCGACAGGCCGCCCGGCGGCACGAACAGCGGCATGCCGCCGGTCATGGTGCCGCTGGGGCTGCCGACCTGGAAGCCGAGCTCCATCAGGGCCGACTCGACGTCCTGGTTCGCCAGCCACACCGAACGGGCGCGCGCCGAGGCGGGCATGCGCGCCCACATCTTGGCCACGTTCTTGGCGTGGATGGTGCCGGCGGTTTGCGAACCTTCCGCCGACACCGTGACGAGGCAAGGCGCGTTCAGGATGCCCAGCGGCTGCCCCACCCCCGTGCCGTTCACGATGGCATCGGTGAGCTTGAAGTTGATGGCCTCGCCAGCCTTGCGCGTGATCAGCGCCGCAGCCATGGGCGCGTCGTCCATCAGCTCCTCTGTCAGCGGCACCAGCGCATGCAGCTTGTGCAAGCGGGTGTTGTGCTCCTTGAGGGCCGGTTTCGACTGCGACATGGCAGCCGCCTCGGCACCCCAGTAGGCGCGCACGCCGGTCGTGCCCCAGGCCGTGGTTTCGTCGGTGGGCACACTGACGCTGTTGCTCTCGGTGGGGTTGGCATCGCAGCGCGACATCAGCGACTCTTCACCCATCACCAGCGCTTCGATCTCGCGGCGAAACTCCGGCGGGACCGCGAAGCCACCGTCTGCGCCGGTGCTCTCGTTGCCGTAGGTGGTAGCTGCAGCGTTCTGCAGGCGCTGGTCGAGCCCCTGCCCCGCCGCTGCGCGGCGCACGGCGTGCGCGAACTCGCCCATGTTGCGGAAGCCGTGGTTGTCACGGGTGAAGTTGCCACGCGCCTGGGGCAGGTGCGTGGTCTGCACCACCGTGCCGCGATTGGCCGGTCGCTGCTGCTGCGGGGCAGGCGGTGGCTGGTCGGCGTTGTCGGCCGGCGGCGGGTCGCCGGCATTGGCCGGCGTCTGCCGCGGCTGCGGCTCGCGCAGCCGGTTGGCCTGGTTCGTCACCAGCCGGCGCTGCTCGATCTCGACCTGCAGGCGCTCGACCTCGGCCGTGTTGTTGTTGATGGCCGCCCGGTCTTCCACCGAAAGCTCGCGGCGCTCGGCGTCGGCGCGGGCGATGATGGCCTGTGAGTCGGCCACCAGCTCTTCCTGGCGGGAGATGTAGCCCTCGACGACGGGGTCGGGCGTGCCATCGGCACGGATGCCGAAGGCTGCGGCAAAGGCCACGAGTGCCGCATGCCGCAGAGCCCATTGCTCTTTGACGCAGATACGCATGATGTGAACGCTCCAAAAAAATGCCGCCCGGATGGGGCGGCTGGGTTGATGCGCCTCGCGGCGCGCTGACTGCGGCAGGGTGTTAGCCCGCGCCGCGAGACCTGTGAACTTTGAGTGCCTGGCGGTCCTTCATCTGCTGGGCCTGCTTGGCGACCAGCGTGCGGACATCGCTGCCTGCGGGCGCGGAGCCAGCTTCGAGGGCCGCCGGTAGGTGGTGGAACTTGACGCGCTGCGGGCCGTTGGCCAAGTGGGCCGCCATGCGCAGGTTTTCGGCCATGTTGGTGGCGAAGCCGACCTCGAGTGCCTCGCTGGCCGAGAACCACTTCTCTTCGCTCATCCAGCTGCGCAGCTTTGGCATCGGCTGTTTCGTGCGGGCTTCGTACACCCCCGCGATCTGCCCGGTCACGCTGTCTAACAGGTCGGCCTGGCGACGCATTTCGGTGGCGTTGCCCACGGACATGCCCCACGCGTCGTGAATCATCAGCCAGCCGGCCTCGGCGATGTGGATCTCGGTGCCGGCCATGGCGATGACGCTGGCGATGGAGGCGGCCACGCCGTCGATGTGGGTGGTGACCTTGGCCTTGTGCTTGACCAGCTGCTGGTAGATGGCGATGCCGTCGAACACGTCGCCGCCGTAGCTGTTGATGCGCACGTCCAGGGTCTTCACATCGCCCAGCGCGCGCAGGTCGTCTGCGAAGCGCTTGGCAGAGACGCCGCCGAACCAGCCCTCGCCGACGTCCTCATAGATGAGGATCTCGGCCGATTGGTTGGCCTTGGCCTTGACAACGTAGCCGGCTCCCATGGCTTAGGCCCCTTCCTGCTGCTGTTGCTCCGCGGGCGGCGGCTCGATGCGCTGCAGCGTCAGCAGGCCGTCTTCGCGCGACACGATCTGCAGCGGGGTGTTGAGCGGGAACCCCATGCCGAGGCTCTCGAGCATTTCCACTGAGTAGCGGATGCCGTACACCGTGAGTACCCGCGCGGCTTCGTCATAGCTGATGAAGTCGGGCAGCGCCGGTGTGGCCACAGCCTGCTCGCGGCCCACCAGCATGACCTGCCGGTCACCGAGCAGCGCACGGGCGGCAGCCTCGATGGCATCCCAGGTGGTACCCATCAGGTGGTTGTGCGGCTTGACGATGGCCACGTCAACGCCGCCGATGGTGAGCTCGAAGACCTCGAGGTCGGCGCGGGTGATGTTGGTATGCATGGCGGAACGGTCCTTTCAGTGCAGTGCGCGGGCGGCCTGGCGGCGCGCCTGCTCGACGATGGAGGGGTCGGTGTCGTTCTCTTCTTCGGCGGGCCGCGGCGCCGGCGCGGGGGTTGGCTTCGGCTGGCCGACGGCTTCGAGGGTGGTCATGTTCCCCTCGACGATGTACTTGTCGCCGATGCGGCCGATCTCATCCATGTCCTCGAGGCGACGCCACGTGTTTGCGTTGATGACGCCGTTGCGGCGCATGATCTGCAGGCCTTCCTGCCGCGACTTGAAGTCACCGCGCAGCAGGCCCTTCAGGTCCATCTTGGTGTAGAAGCTCTGGCGGTTTTGCCCGAAGAGCTTGTAGTCGGCCTCTTGCTCGTTTCGAATGGCCCACGGGGTGATGGAATCGACCACCACCTCGATCGACTGGTGCTCGATGTTGGTGAAGGTAGCCCGCAGCATATGCATCACCTTGTGCGGCGGCACGCCGAACCAGCGGCAGATCTCTTCAACCTGGTGCTGACGGGTCTCGATGAACTGGGCGTTCTCGGGCGCCTCGGTGGACTTCTCGAACTTCATCGCGGCGTCGAGGATCATCACGCCGTTCGAGTTGCGCTGGCCGTGCTTGGCCTTGAGCTCGTCCTCGATGAGATCCTTGGTGTCTTTCCCGAGCTTGCCCGGGTAGGTGAGGAAGCCTGAGGTATGGGCACCGTTGCCGAAGAAGGTGGCGCCGAAAAGCTCGGTGGCCTGGGCCCACCCGATGGACTCTGCCGCGTAGGCCACCACGTCGAGCCCGACAGGGCCCTCACCGTAGCCGCGCAGGTGATACACCTCCATTGACCGGAGCGTCGAGCGACCGCCGGCGTTGTCGGTCACCTGGTAGAGCAGCTCGCCGGTTTCGGCGTCGCGCTCGAACTGCACACGTGCCGGGTGGATCGGCCAGAGCGCGACGGGCACGCCTCGGGCGTCGCGCTGGATTTCGGCCACCGCGTTGCCGTAGCGCACCGCCCAGCCGACCATCACCTCACGGAACGAGAACGCGCCCATCTCTGGGTTGGCGCGGCGGTGGAGCAGCTGCTCGACCGGGTGCCAAGGTACGCGGGTCTCGCCGCTGTCCGACTCGCGCATGACGCGCCAGGGCAGCTGCGCCACGGTGCGCGACAGATAGGTGACGCAGGCCCACACGGTGGCGTTCTTGAGCGCCGTGTCGGCATTGACGGCAATGCCCGCGGCGCCGGCGCCGAACCTGAAGACGCGCGCGCGCGTCGGCGCCGGTTCGTCAACCTTGCGGCCTGGGATGATGGCGTTCCAGAGGCGGGAAAGCAGGCTCATGCTGCAGCTCCTTGGTGCTCGGCTTGCTGCTGCCGGCGCAAGCGGGCGAGCTCTTCGTAGACCGTGCCGCCAGACTCTTCTTCGGGGACGATGACGCGGCTCATTGCGACGATGAGCGCGACTGCAGCGTCGATCTTCAACTCGGGCTTGGGCTTGCGCGGAAAAACGTTCTCGTTGCGGTCTTCGTAGCACTCGACGTTGCTGAGCATCCAGATGGCCGGCGGGTCGTCCGCCAGGTGCATCCGGCCGCCGTCGATGAGGGCCGCGATGGTCTTCATCGGTGCGCTCAGGTGCCGTGTCTGCATGGGCACGTCCACGACGGTCAAGCCTTCGTCAGTGAGGGAGGGGGCAATCTCGCGACTGCCCCACGCATCCATGGCGACCTCCCGTGCCGGGTATGTCTCGTTGTCGTTCACGACATCGGCCTCGATGCGTTTGAGGTCGATCATGTTGCCAGGCGTCTGCACAACGTGCCCACCCGCCAGCCAGCCGCGGTAGCGGTCGTTCTCGGGTTTTTGAATCGCCGCTGCAGGCAGCCAGTGCCGCCAGAAGACGTAGTAGTGCATGACCCCTTCAATCTCCCGCTCGAACACCATGGCCTTGCTGGCCACGTCGGTCTTGCTGGCAAGGTCCAACCCGACGACGTTCTCTTCGCGCTCGAACTGCTGCTCGAGGCGCAGCGTCTTGTCGACGGACTTCAACAGATTCGGCAGGTTGAGCCACGAGTTGGCTGCGCCAACCCATTGGTTCAGGTGCTTCGTGCGAAAGATGGTGGCCTTGCGCGGGTCGCGCACGGCGGTGGCGTGGTCGAGCCGGAGGTTCTCCGCGTTGATCGAAACGCCGAGGTTCGGGTTGGCCTTGCGCAGCACCTGCGGGTCGGTCCAATCGTCATCGTCGTCGATCGTATAGATGATTCCCCAGCGGTGGTCGCTGCTTTCCTCCGCGTCGGTACCTTGGAGGATCTTCTCCAGCTCCTTCTGGTGGTAATGGCACGGGCCGCCGATGTTCACGCCGGCGGTCGTGATGACCAGCTGCAGCGGCTGGGTCCGAGCTCCCATGCCAGTGGCCATGGCGTCGTACTGCTCCGACGTCGGGTGCTCGTGATACTCGTCGTGAATGGCGCCATGCGGCGATGCACCGTCGCCGGGCTTGCCGATCAGACGCTCGAACTTGCTGTTCGTGTCGAGCACGACGATGTTCTTCGCGCCGACCAGCACGCCGAACCGCGCCCGGAACTCGGGGCTCTTTCGCGCCATCTCCTTGGCCGGCAAGAACACCTCCCCTGCCTGGCGCTCGCTGGTGGCACCGCTGTAGACCTCGGCGCCATACTCACCGTCTGCCGCGAAGAGGTAGAGGGCGATGACCGCGGCGATCGCAGACTTGGCGTTCTTGCGCGGCACGAACAGGTCGGCCTTCGTGAACCGGCGCATGAGGGTGCCGCGGTGGATCCAGCCGAAGATGGATGCCAGGACGAACACCTGCCATGGCTCCAGCCGGATGAGCTCACCGCGCGAGGCCCACACGCCTTTGACGTGTGGCATCAGCTCGGCGAAGTAGCAAACGCGATCGGCCGGCCGATACGGCTTGCCGCTGTCGGGTGCAGTGAGCTCCGGGTTGAACACATAGGGGAACGACTCGTCTTCGGATTCCGAGCGCTCCAGGTCACTCAGGTGACGCTGGCACGCAAGACGGACCCACTTGCACGCGGGGATGTTGCCGGCGCAAACATCCCTCGCGTACTGCGTCGCGATCGAGGCGTAGTCCTTCACAGGGGTCAGAGGGCTGAGAAGCCGGTCGTTGGTGGCTTGTCGTCGTTGGGCCCGGCATCGCCTTCCGGGTCTTCCATGCCAGGCAGGCGGTACTGGGCATCGTTGCGCGAGGCCACGACCCGCGAACGGGCGCTCGGGCTCATCCCGAAGCACGCCTCGGCCTGCTCCACCTGGTGGGCCAGGTCGCGCGCCAAGCGGCTCAGCATGGTCTCGCGCTGGTAGCCGGTGTCCGTCTGGTAGACAAGCGCCTTCGATGGGCACTGCTTGTCCTGCAGCAGGCGCGACTGCTCGGCGGTCAGCGCCCGCTCGACCTGCTGCCACCTCCCGTAGATGCGGCAGTAGCGCTCGAGCGCGCTGCGGTCAATCTTCGTCAGAAGGTTCAGCTCGAGCAGCAGCGGGGCCACCCGGTTCCACTCGGCCCGCGCCTCCTTCGTTAAGTGCTTGGGCATCGGCGGCAAACCGACCTCGGGATGCACACCCTCCGAGAGGTCGGCCGCACGCAGCGGTCGACGCGACGAGCCTGTGAAAGCTCGAACGTTGTCCGGCATCGGCCGAGGTCCGCGGGCACCCATCACCTACCCCTGAGCAGAAAAAATCTCAAAACTTGCGCGCACGAAAAATTGACGACGCGGTCGATTTCCGGTGGTCAGGTGCCAGAGATTTGACCCCCCCCATGGGGTGTCACAGGAGCGCCATCGGTGGCGCGTGCACGGCCTCGCAGCGCCTCGGCGAGGGTCTTCTCGCGGTGGCAGGCATCGCAGAGGCCCTGCACGTTGTCGTCTGTGTCGGTGCCGCCCTCGGCGAGCGGCACCTTGTGGTCACGTTGGCTAGCGAGCGTCACACGACCTGCCTCCTTGCACATCACACAGAGAGGATCACGATTGAAGAGCCTCGCACGCTCACGCTGCAGCGCACGGCCGGTCACACGCTTGGGACTGTCCGGGCGCTTGACCCAGGCCTGCGGCTTGTGCTGAGGGCACCGAGCGGTGCCATCGCGCACCAGCACACCACATGTGGTGCACGGCTTGGGGGCTGCGTTGGGCATTGAGTGGACCAATGGCAAACGCCCCGTCAGGGTGTCCTGAGCGGGGCGTTGTGCGGTGAGGTGGAGGCTGTCGCCAGCGTGCCTGAAATGTAGCGAGTTCTTCTAATGGGTACAACCCCCCTCGTTTACCCTTCCTCGGCGCTCAGGAACTGTTGCAGCTGCCTGTGGGCCTGTTCGACGCGCGTGTAGACGGTGGGGATCGCACACCCCAGACGCTCAGCCTGCTCGTCGATTGCGGGCTTGAGCACGTAGTGCATGACCACCGTGTTGGCCAAGCGCCGGCTGAGGAACCCGATGGCACGGTGCGTCTGCCTCGCATCGGTTGGCGCAGCCACCTTGAGCGTGGTGGTCGTGCCAGGAGTCGGTGGCATCCAGCTGTCGTGCAGCACGCTCTTCGACGGGTACCCTGACCCATCACCTACCGTCACGTACTCAGCCCAGCGCACGAGGCGCATCTCTATGCGGTCGATCTTCGGCATCAGCTCAACCCCTCACCCACTTCACCACCACCTCTCGATCCTCCGCTGCGCCTGGGCGCCTGACCTTCCCAATCCGCGAACTGCTGGTGCTCGCCGCTGAACCACAGCGAGATGTGCCCAGGGGCGCCGTTGCGTTGCACGATCTCTACCTGAGCGTGGTGCCGCCATTGCTCTTCCTTGCTGCCCAGCGGGTGGGCGAACTCGCGGTACAGCAGCGCGATGATGTCGGCCGCTGCCTCGATGGCGCCCGAGTCGCGCAGATCGGTCATCACCGGCGGCCCCTTGCGCTTATCGGCCTCGCGGTTCATCTGCGACAGCACCACGACCGCCACGCCGAACTCACCGGCCATCTTCTTGAGGCCGTTGGCAATGACGTCGAGCTGCTGGTTCCGGTTGTCGCCCTCGCCTGCGCCATCCATCAGCTGCAAGAAGTCGACGATGACCACGTCGATGGCATGCCGGCGCTTCGCTGCCATCACCTTGCGCCGCACATCGGCCAAGGTGAGGCCGCGCTGCTCGTCGAGCACGAGGTTGAGATGCCGCAGCTTCTCTGCCGCGTCGCTCACCGAGCCCCACACGGCTTCGGGGATCTCACGCCCGCGGCGCAGCTCCGACAGGTTGACTGTGCCCACCGCGGCGATGTTGCGCGCCACCAGCTCGCTGACCGGCATTTCCTGGCTGAGCAGCAGCACACCGTGCGCACGCGACATGTTGCGTCCCAGCGTAAGCACCAGCGCGGTCTTGCCCATCTTCGGTCTGGCGCCAATCAGCATGAGTTCGCCGGCACGCAGCCCGCCCGACAGCATGCGGTCCAGCGCGCGCAGCCCGGTGGAGATGATCTTCGTGTTGCCCTGGGCCTCTTCGCTCAGCTGGTCCAGGTACTGCACCACCGCAGCGTCGATCGACACCGACTCGCGCTCGGCCCGCCCTGCTCCACCGAGCTTGGTGAGCCGAGCCATCGCCTCGTCGATCTTCTGGTGCACCGTCTTGTCGGCGTTGCAGGCCTCGGCCGTCACATCCATGCCCAAGCGCTGCAGTTCGCGCTCGATGCTGCGCTCGCGCACGATCTCGGCGTAGTACCGCGCGTGGCGCGCGCTCGGCACCGAGTTGCACAGCTCGTGCAGGTAGCTCAGCTCATGCCCACCTCGCTCGAACACCGTCACCGGATCGGCCAGCTTGCTCGCCAGCACCAGTGTCTGGATCGTGCTGAAGATCTCCCGGTTGTCGAGCCGATAGAAGTCGGTGGCATCGACCAGGGCTGCCACGTTGTCCCATGCCGAGTTGTCCAGCAGCAGCGCACCCAGCACGCTCTGCTCGGCCTCCGTGCTGTGCGAAGGCATCACGCTCAGCCGGCCGTCATCGCTGCTCATCATCGCCCAGCGCTCCTTGCTCTTGCCGCTCACGCGCCTCTTCGCGCATGAGGGCCATCGCCTGCACCCCCTGCGTCGTCAGCGCACACCGGCCGCCGTCGGCCATGTACCAGAGCCGGTACCAGTTGTCCTCAACGCAGTTGCGGAAGGTCTGCCGCCAGTCGCTCTGCCGCTTCGTCGCCCGCCGGCGCTTGAACTTCCACCACGACAGGGCAATGAACTCCGGCGGGATGCCAGCACACTCGGCGAACCGGAACACCGGGTCGGTGGGCGGAATCGGCTTCTCTCTTCGCTCCGCGCACTGAGCCAGCCAGGCCTTGAGCGACAGAGGGCCACGCGCAGGGGCTTCGCCCATGCCTTCGAGAGGCAAGCTTGCCCCCTTGGGGGGTATGGGGGGTATTCCTTTGACGGTTCCTTGATGGTTAGGGTGCAGCTGCTGCGGGGGTGGGGTGCAGCTGCTGCGGGGGTGCAGCTGCTGCGGGGGTGCAGCTGCTGCGGGGGTGTCGATGGGCGGCGGAGGTGCATCCGGGTCGGCAAACGCTGACGGGCTCAGGGTGTAACGGTTCGCCTTCATGGCGCCGATCTCCACCCGAAGAACTTGAGCCTTCTCCAGCCACCGCACCGCGGTCTGCACCGTCCGCTCACTCAGGCACGTGCGCTGGCAGATCGTCGCGATGGACGGCCAGCAGTAGCCTTGGTCGTTGGCCTGGTCGGCCAGCGAGATGAGCACCACCTTCGCCGAAGGTGGCATCTGCAGCCGCCAACAGGCGGCCATCACAAGCGTGCTCACTGCATTCGTACTCACGCCGTCGCCGGCCAACGCCGGCGACGACAAAACCGCCGCAGGAGACCGACGCGCACACGCACGCACCGGCCACCACGCGGCAGAAAGCCCTTCACACACCAGGCACCACACCCACCCACCAATGAAAAACCGGCCGCCAAGAGGCAGGCCGGTTCCACAAGGGTTCAGGGGAAGGTCGCCCAGCCCGATGGCCCTGCCCCGCGCACACGCCGGACAGGGGACTCTTCACGCTCGATCGCACAGGCCAGAGTCACCGGGAGGTATGTCACCGCCGGCCGCCCCCCAGTGCACTCGGTCCCCATGCGCACCAGCTCGCCGGCGCGCTCCATGTTGCGCACCGTGTCGCGCGCCATCGCGCGACCCACTTGTGCGAACTCGGCCATGTCCTTCCACGTCACCGCGCCCCGCTCTTCAGCCAGGGCGCGGGCCGCTTGCGACAAGGCCTGCCGGATCTCACCTGCGGGCCGCATCGCTCGGCCCCTGCTTCGTTTCGAGGCGCACGAACGGCGGCTTGCCGTCCTCGTGCATCCGCAGCAGCTGCGCCTGCAACTGCTGGGCACGCTGGATCAACTCGCCCAGCTCGCGCTGCGTGCCGCGCACCTCTCGCTCGGTCACCTTGCCGTCGGCCAGCGCCTCGCTCACCTGGGCCAGGTACTCGCCGAACTCCTGAGTCACCTTCGTGACGGCCGTGAACACGGCCTCGCCGGTGTCCACGTCGAGCGCGGGCAGCGGAATGGACATGCGGCCGAAGCGCGCGTTGATGGCGTCGAGCATGCGCAGGTCGCGCGTCAGCTCCATCACCTTCACGGCGTCGAGCAGGCCGAACTTGGCCGTCGAGCCCGGCGGCGGGCGCAGCTCGTTCGAGAGGGTCGTGCCACGCTTGTTGAGGCGAACACCCAGCGCCTCAGCGCCGCCCGGGTAGTCATGCACGGTGTGGTAAGCCGCATCGAGCTCGTTCATCGCAAACCTCGCTGCACGTTGAGATGGACCGGCGCCAACTCGCACGCACACACTGCGGACACGGTTTGACGGAGGTCAAAGAGGTGAGAGGACGCAAGACGCAAGGCGTGTTGGGCGCCCACCGAGGGGCCACAGGCCGGCAGCGTTTGGAAAAAGAAATGCCCGCCGGCGCGGCAGCGCTGTGGAACACGAGGAGGGAGGAGACACGTCCCTACGCTCCGCGCCGGCACCCCTGTGACGCAGGGGCCACGTGGGCAAAGACCGGTCGTGCCCGCTTTTGCACGACCCGCCGTATATGGCGAGCGCCCTGCCCGTTGGACTACGCTGCGGGCTCTCACCACCACAGCACCGCACAGGAGGGCGCTCATGGACATCGAAGTGCAATTCACCGTCACCGACGACGAAGCGCACCTGCTTCCGCCGGACGCGCAGATGCCACACGCACTCGAAGGCGGCAGCGCAACGCTTCCGGCTGTCGGCGACGTCATTTTTCCGAGCCCTCGGAGTGCGTGGACGGTGCGCCTTCGCACATGGGAACAGGTGTCGCCGGGTCACCTGCGGGTTTCACTGTGGTTGAGCCATACCACCCACATGCTGGACATAAGGAAGCCTCCGACGCTGAAAGCGGTGCCCTGAGTTGCCGGACTGCCTGCGCGAACTCCGCCGCCGTCACGGGCGCCACGGCCATCCCGTACACGATGGACGGGGCTTGGCCGCGAATGCGCGCTCTTGCGTGCAGCGCAACCGAGCGCAATCTGCCTTGGCTACGGCGCATTTCGGGCCTCCGCAAGCGGCTGCGGCAAGACCGTCGGCTTGCCATCTGGCCCAACAATCTCTTCCCAGACCTCCCACCAGTCTTCCGGGCAAAGCTCTGGGCGCGTGACCACACGGTTCGTGGCCCGCTCAATGCGGGCGGCCACCTTGTGCGTGACGCGTCGGTGCCCACAGATCAAGTTGTTGAGCTGCCCTCGGCTAGTGCGAATTTCGCTGGCAAACTTCAAACGCTGATCAGGAGTGAGGTGCGCGGCATAGGCTTGCAGGTCCATGGCGCCGCATTACAGCAGATGATGAAGAAAAACACAACAGCAGCCGCTGTACATCGCCCGCTCAAATCTCCCCGCATGGGAGAGAGCCTTATTCGGGTAGAGCGACTCAAGGCATATCGCGACTCAAAGAACTGGGATGACGCCGAGCTAGCGCGGCATATCCGGCGGTCGCAGAGCCAAGTTAGCGACTGGTTCAACCATCGCCGTCACATCGGCGAGAAATTGGCGCGCGCCATCGAGGACGAGCTGAAGCTTCCACGCTTCTTCCTTGACGACCGCCAATACAAGGCGGGGTCGGGTTCTCCTGACCCACGGCATGAGGGGTCACCCCCTTCCGAGGGAACCGCAAAGGGGGTTGTCGAAGTTACAAAGCCGGTGCAGCTGGTGCCTCGTGTGCAGTGGGGCGAGCTGGACTCTATGCTTGAAGACAATGAATCCCCTTCGCTCGTAGCCAGCGAGCAAATCGCAACCTACGTCGTTGCCTCAAGAAAGGCGAAGATGGTGCAGGTTGCTGACGGCGATGACTCGATGACCGACCAGATCCAGCCAGGCGACCACCTGTTGCTTGACCCGGAGATGGCGCCACGTGCCGGCGACATCGTGCTGATCTCGGTGCACGGCGGCGAGCGGATCATCAGGAAATACCTACCGCGCGCCGGCGGTGCATTTTCCGCACAGGCAGCAAACCCCAACTATGCGGAGCTGCGCTCCGACATCGACGGGCTGGAAGTCCTTGCGGTCATGCTCGAACACCGAAGATACCGCAAGCCGTAGCGCTGGCCCAAGCGAGGAGGGCCAGGCCGGATCACGGATACCGACGATCAGGCTTCTCCATCGCCTCGAGCACGCGTCGCTGCCGCTCGAACTCTGCTGCTTGGCCGCCATCGCCGGCCGCGCCGCCGTTGCTCAACGCCGCCGCGATGGACTGCAGCTCGGCGAGAGTCTTGCGGTGCTGGCGCTCTGAACTCGATAAGCCAACAAGCAGCGCAAGCCATATCGCCGTCATCAACAAGGCCACACCGGCTGTCACTTGGTTGACGAATAACCACCCCAGCACCGCGGCCACCAAAGACACGAGCTGAACCAGCCCTTCCACCAGTTTGCCCATCGCAACCCCTTCCGTCTGAACCCCCGCACGACGCGGGCAACGAATCGTAGGCCGCCCCAAGCCGCGCACACCCCCACCCAAACGGGTGACCCGAAGCCGACAGCAGTTACATCAAATGCTGTTGACAGAACCTTACATCAGTTGCTGTAATGCACTCCGCGACCCCATCGACGGAGTGCAAATGGACACGCAACGCCAAGCGCCTGACCTCAACGAGGTCCTCACCCACCTCAAGCGCTGCAGCTTCCTGCTGAACTCGGCGCGCCTCGTCCTGCAGGACCCGGCCTCCCGCCAGACCGCCCGTGAGGCCGTCGAGCAGGCCGAGGCGCTCATCAAGCGCGCCGAACAGGGCCACGTGGACATCCACGTCCTGCCCGCCCGGCCGAAGCTCTGCCCGCCGGTGGAGGCCTGACATGGACGTCACAGCAGGCTTCCGCTGGTATGGCTCTGGCCGTGGTGATGGCGGTGGTGCCCGCTGGGGCTGCACCTGGCGCGTGTTCGTAGCGCTGTACCTGCCCAAGCTCTTTCTGGACCAAGTGTTGCTGCCGGACAGCAACGTCGGCGGCCACGCCATCGTCGACGACTTCGGCGACCTCGTGCTGGTCGGAGGCCTGCAATGAGCACCGCCGCCTTGCGCACACTGGCCACCCTGCTCGTCGCCCTGGCCTCGGCCGTGCTGCTCGCGCTGCCGGCCGTGGCACAGCCGCCGAACAGTCGCATCGGTGCAATCGGCCTGCACCTGGCCAGCCGCCACCTGCCGGCGCACGACTACAGCAACGCCAACCCCGGCGCCTACGTGCGCACCGACGACGGCATCACCGCCGGCTTCTACCGCAACAGCATCCGGCGCTGGTCTGTCTACGCCGGCTGGACCACCGGCGTGCAGCTGGCGGGCCCGCTGCACGCCGACATCACGCTCGGCGCCATCACCGGCTACGAGCGCGCCGCGGTGCTGCCGCTGGTGGTGCCATCGCTGGCGCTCGACCTGGGCCGCTACGGCAGCCCGGTGCGCCCGCGCATCGCCTACCTGCCCAAGCTCGAAAAGCGAGGCACCCACGTCGTCCACCTCATGGTGGAGTGGGGCTACTGAGCGGGAGATGCCCCATGAGTCAAACGCTAGACATCCATGTACGCGTGATCGCGCTCCAAGCCGTGGCGTTGAGCGCTGCCAGGGCGCAGATCATTGAAGACCGGGCGGCACTCCACGAGTGCTCCGTGTCCACCGTTGACGATGGCGCACAAGTCGTGGACGAAGACAGTCAGGCAGCGCTGACGCGATACGACGCCGTCTTGACCATGATCGACCGCGCATTGAACGCATCGGTGGGCCTGTAAGCCATGGACTTCAGCCACATCGCCCAGGCGCTCGCCAGCATGCCGCGCACGGCCATGTCTCCGCGCCACCCCGCATGCGAAACATCGCGCCAAGGTGGCGTGCGCGGCAGCATCCGCCGCCTGTACGCCGGCAGCCCGCACCTGGTCATGCAGTCCCACCAGCTGGCCCGACGCTTCAACGCACCGCTGCATAGTGTGATGACACACCTGTGCGCCCTGCGCCGCGAGGGCTACCTCGCCAAGCTGCATGGCTGGCGCAGCACCGGCAAGCCATGGGGCAGCCTGCGCGCCGCCTTCAAGGGCAAGCGGCAGCAGTTGCACACGTTGTTCACTGCTGACCCGCAGGCGTGGCTCACCTCTGACGGTATCGCCGCCGACCTGGACTGCTCGCTCAACTACGCGCGCAGCGCGCTGGCACAGCTGCGCCGTGCGGGCATGGTGCAGGTGTGCGTCATCTGGGTGAGGGCGGCGTGATGTGCAGGCACACCACTGTTGCCACCTTCGAGGCCCGCTACCGGCTGCAAGACGGCACGCGCGGCCACTTCCTGCTGCGAGCCGCCGACGCCTGCAGCGCAGTCATTCGCGCGCTCGACACGCTGGGGCTTGCTGCGTGCAGCCTGAGCGTGCGCGTGGCGCGCGGGGAGCACGCGACGTGACCGCCCGCCTGACCCGCATCGCGCTTCACCTCTGGTGCGCCCTGCACAACCACGAATGGGCATTCCACGCCGCCGGCATTCGCCGCGAGTTCCATCTGCGCCAGCAGGAGCAACAAAGGAGCATGCAATGACTGACCCCCTTCCCATCCGGCAACGCACCGTGAGCGCGTCGGAGGCCTCCAACGGCAAGCCAGCCGGAGCCGCCAACAGCGTGTTCGATGCCGCTCGCAAAGCGAAAGTCCGCCTGCCAGCGCTCGACCTTGACAAGGTGCAGATCCGCAAGGGCTTGCCGCTGCCCCCCCCCCGATACCTCCGTCGGGCGATCGAGCAATTACAAGGCGCCGCTCGATCGCATGCAGCCGGGCGACAGCGTGGAGCTGTCGAAGCGTCACGCGTACTCGTTTGTCTCATGCGCCAAGAAGCATGGCATCAAGGTGGCCGTCCGGCGCCTGAGCGACGAGGTCACCGCTGTGTGGCGGCTCTGAGCTGAGGGCCGCAAGATGACCAACAGCACCGCCTTCATCACCCGCCCGGGCGGCATGCGTGTGGCCGGCGGCCGCGCGCACAAGCTGCCGCAGCCCACCGAGGCCCAGCTGCGCGCCGCGTTCGAGGCCAACCGCCCGCGCAATCCGCACTGGCCGGCCAGCTTCGATGTGGCCATGCAAGACCCCATCACGGGCCGCATGGTGCGCCTGGCCGCCTCCATGGCCGCCCGCGGCGACCTCCAGCCACCGGCACCCACCCGCTACCGCAGCGGCCCGCTTGCCCCCGTGGGCCTGTGGGGCCGGCCCAGCGGCGGCGGCATCGACCGCAAGCGCGCCGCCTCCGGTGAGCGCGACGACGACTGACCTGCCCCAACCCACCAGACCGAAAGGCACAGCCCAATGAACGAGCCCTCCCCCTACGTGCGCTCCGACGCCATCGGCAGCGACCAGACCACCCCGGGCTACTACCTCAACAACCCGGGCAGCCTGGTGGCGCATGACAGCCTCATTCCCCTGCTGTGCCGCAGCCCGGTGCGCCTGGCCCACAGCAACGAGCACATCCCCACCCCGCCGCGCCCCGACGGCGAGCAGTGGCGCCTGTGCCCCAGCCGCTTCGACAACGAGCGCGTGTATCGCGACGGTCGGCGGGTGCAGGTGGAGGGGTGAGCGGTGGCCGCCCTGCTGCTCTTCGCCTCCACCTTCGCCGTGGTTTTCACGTTGGGCCTGCAGCAGCTCAACGTGAGCGGCGGCCACACCGCGCTGGCCTTCATCACCAGCATTGCCATCGGCGTGGCCAACCTGGCGCTCTTCAAGCTGCTGCCCGGCCCCACCAGCTGGACAGAGATCACCGCCTACCTGCTCGGTGGCCCCTTCGGGATCGTCACCAGCATGTGGGCACACCCCCACCTCGTGCGGCTCATCGCCGCCAAACCAGGAGACCGCCGTGTCTGAAACCGTCGCTGCCATCACCCTCGCCAACTTGCCGGCCGTGCCAGGCACCACCTTCGAAGGCGGCATCTATGCAGGCGTCACCAGCGGTCTCGACGGATACCCGGTCGGCCACCTGGTGCTCCTCCCCGACAAGCCCGCCAACCTCATGAATTGGGCGAACGCCAAAGCCTGGGCCGAGGGTCTCGGCGCCGGTGCGCGCCTGCCATCACGCGCCGAAAGCGCGCTGCTCTACGCCAACTTGCGCGAGCAGATCGACGACACGCGTTGGCACTGGACCGGGACAGAGTTCGACGCCTCCTACGCCTGGTACTGCTACTTCAACGACGGCGGCCAGTTCAGCAACCACAAGAGCTACGAGGGCTGCGCCCGAGCCGTCCGCTTGATTCCGCTCAGCGTTTGATCCTTCAGTCCTTTCGAAAGGCCTCACAACCATGCATGCGCAAGCCATGAACACCACCTTCGCCAACCTGCCAGCCATCGGCCAGCCGCTCGATGCTGGCACGTTCTACGGTGTCACCACAACGCCCGATGGCCAGCACCACGCCGTGGTGCTGCTCGAAGAGAAGCCCGGTGAACGCCTCACCTGGAAGCAGGCCATGAACTGGGCCGACAAGGTGGGCGGGCAGCTGCCTTCGCGCCCCGTCGCCGCGCTGCTCTACGCCAATGCCAAGGCTCAGTTCGAGGAGGACTGGCACTGGACCAACGAAGAGTCCAGCGCCTCCTGCGCCTGGTACTGCTACTTCTACGACGGCTACCAGCTCACCAACCACGAGAGCTACGAGGGCTGCGCCCGAGCCGTCCGCCTGATTCACCTGGGCGTTTGATTCTTCAATTCTTTCAAGGAGCACACCGACATGACAGAGATCACGTTGGAAGCCGTGGTGGCCAAGCAAAGCGAGCTGGCCGCCATGATCGAGCAGCTGGCCAGGCAAGAGCCTGCGCCGTCAACCACGCTGGTGCAGTTGGAATACACCGAGATCGAGCTGCACGAAGGCGAACACTACGCCGGCGCGGTGCTCGACGAACACGGCGAGGTGAAGCACCACCTGGTGCTCATGGCAGAGAAGCCCACCACCAAGCTCGAGTGGCGAGCCGCGGTGGACTGGGCTGCCAGCGTGGGCGGCGAACTCCCCACACGCCAAGAACAGGCACTTCTGTTCGCGAACTGCAAGCCGCACATGCAGGCCGACTGGCACTGGTCAGGCGAGATGTACGAGAGCGACGCCTCCTACGCCTGGAGCTGCGACTTCGACTACGGCGGCCAGTACAGCACCCGCAAGAGCTACGAGGGCTGCGCCCGAGCCGTCCGCAGGGTCTGAGTCCTTCGGTCCTTCAATCCTTTTGATCTGAGCCGCCACATGGCGATCCACACCGACCTGCCCATCTATCGCACCGGCGTGCGCCTGCTCGCCCTGGCCGTGAAGGTGCAGGAACAGATGCCCCGCAGCATCAAGCGCATCCTGGGCGAGAAGATCACCCAGCACTGCGTCGAGATGCTGGACCTGATGGCGCTGGCCAACGCGACGCAACGCGACGTGCGGGCCGGGCACATCCAGGAACTGCTCACCCGGCAGCGCGCCGTGACGGTGCTGCTGCGCGTGGGGCACGACAGCCGATACCTCTCGCCCAAGCTGTGGGCTGAGTCGATCGAGCTGCTGGGCAGCATCGGCAAGCAGGCCGGTGGATGGCTCAAGACAGCGAACAGGGCGCCTGCAGCATGACGGTCAAGGCCCACATGCCCGTGCGCACAGTGAATCTGGTCGCGCCGCTGGCCCACGAGGCCACCGACAGGCACACCACGGAGACCGCCGCCTCGGTGCGGGCTGCGTCCGGTGAAGTCGCCACGCTGATCGGCAGCCGCCTTCGGCCGGGTGACGTTGATAGCGCGATGGGTACGCCTCCTACGCCTGGAACTGCAACTTCAACAACGGCAACCAGAACAACAACCACAAGAGCTACGAGGGCTGCGCCCGAGCCGTCCGCAGATTCCGACCTGTTCTGCCTGCTCGTGCAGGCCTACCTCGACTGCCGGCGCAACAAGCGCAACAGCGCCAGCGCCCAAGCCTTCGAGGCCCGCGTCGAGCACAACCTCTTCCAGCTCCACGAGGAGCTGGCCAGCGGCGCCTATCGGCCCGGCACCTCGATCTGCTTTGTCGTCACGCGCCCCCGGCCGCGTGAGGTGTGGGCGGCGCAGTTCCGCGACCGCATCGTCCACCACCTGCTCTACAACCGCATCGCGCCGCGCTTCCATGCCGCCTTCGTGGCCGACAGCTGCGCCTGCATTCCGGGCCGCGGCACGCTCTACGCAGCCCGCCGCCTTGAGCACCAGGTGCGCAGCGTCACGCACAACTGGAGCCGGCCGGCGAGCTACCTGAAGTGCGATCTCGCCAACTTCTTCGTCAGCATCGACAAGCAGATCCTGCTGGCCCAGCTGCAGCAGCGGGTGACCGAGCCGTGGTGGATGCAGCTGGCCACCACCATCCTGATGCACGACCCGCGGCACGACGTGGAGCTTCAGGGCAGCCGCCGCGAGCTGGCGCTCGTGCCCCCGCACAAGAGACTCTTCAACGCACCGGCCGACCACGGCCTACCCATCGGCAACCTCAGCAGCCAGTTCTTTGCGAACGTGCTGCTCGACGGGCTCGACCAGTACGTCAAGCACCGCATCGGCGCGCCGCACTACGTGCGCTACGTCGACGACATGGTGCTGCTGCACCCCAGCGCCCAATGGCTCGGCCAGGCGCTCGCCGGGATCTCGCATCGCCTCGCTGAGCTGCACCTGCAGCTGAACCCGCGCAAGACCATCCTCCAACCGGTCGCACGGGGCATCGACTTCGTCGGGCACGTCATCAAGCCGTGGCGCCGCACCACGCGCGCGCGCACCGTGGAGGCCGTCATGCAGCGCACGGCCCAGGCGCCGGCGGCTGATCTGTTCCACACCGCCAACAGCTACTTCGGCCTGCTGCGCCAGGCCACCCACAGCCACGCCAATCTGGCTCGCTTCGCGAACCTGCTCCGGCGCCGTGGCCGCTGCGTCAAGTCCGACCTCACCAAGACCTACCGAAAGGAGCTCACCGCATGAGCGCTGTGCTGGCCACCGCCACCACCACCGATCCGCAGTTCACGCACCTGCCGCGCACGCTGCTGCGCCCCAGCCCCACCAACCCGCGCCACACCAAGCGCAAGCAGACGCTCGAGGAGCTGGCCGAGAGCTTCAAGGAACACGGGATCATCTCGCCCATCATCGTGCGGCCCGTGCCCGAACCGCAGGACGGCCAGCCCACGCACGAGATCGTCGCCGGCGAGCGCCGCTGGCTGGCGGCCGAGATCGCCGGCCTCGACTTCGTGCCGGTGCTTGTGCGCGAGCTCACCGACTTCCAGGTGCTCGAGATCCAAATCATCGAGAACGACCAGCGCGAGGAAGTGCATCCGCTCGAGGCCGCCGAGGGCTACCAGAAGCTGCTGCGCAAGCCCGACGAGCTGCAGGGCTATACGCTCGAAGAGCTGGCCGCGCGCCTGGGCAAGAGCGTGAGCTTCGTGCGCGCCCGCCTCAACCTGTGCCACCTGTGCACCGAGGCCCGCCAGGCCGTGTATGCCGACAAGATCGGCATCGCGATCGCGCAGCTCATCGCACGCATGCCGGCCGGCCTGCAGCCCGCCGCCACCAAAGACGTGGTGCAGGGCTACGGCGGCACGCCCATGAGCTTCCGCGAGGCCCAGGCCCACATCGAGAAGGCCTACATGCTGCAGCTCGCGCATGCGCCTTTCTCGGTCACCAGCACCGAGCTGCTGCCCCAGTGCGGCAGCTGCACCGCCTGCCCCAAGCGCACCGGCGCGAGCCCAGGCCTCTTCGAAGACGTGAAGAGCGAGGACGTGTGCACCGACCCGCCCTGCTTCGCCGCCAAGAAGGCCGCGCACTTCGAGCAGCTGGTGGCCAAGGCCAAGGCCGAGGGCCGCGAGGTCATCACCGGCGCCGCGGCGCGCGTGGTCAAGCCGGCCGAGAGTTCGGAACTCAAGGGCTACCTCCCGCTGGATAAACCACACCCCAAAGCGACCAGCTCACAGCCATTGCGATCCCTATTGAGGGACGGGGGCCCGCCGGTGGCCTTGCTTGAAGATCCCAAGACGCACGACCTCATCGAAGTCGTTCGCGAAGACGCCGCCACCCTCGCGCTGAAGAACAAGAAGCTCCTGCAGCGCGAGCCCAAGCCCCCCAAGCAGCCGAAGAAGAAAGAACAGACCCACGAAGCAGCCGCTGACGCGGCTGCCGCGAGCGAAGCTCGAGGCAAGGCCGATCGTGCGGCCGAGCGCCTGGTCGAGATCGAGCGCGAGTGGCGCAACCGGGCGGCCGATGCGTTGTGGGCCCGCCTCAACGACGGCACCGACCAGGGCATGCCCGACTCGGTGCTGCGCATCCTGCTGGTCGACGTGCTGCTCAACACCGACGTGAGCGTCGAGCGCATCCGCGCCATCGGGCAGATCGAGCTCAGCGAGGCGATGGTCATGCGCGACCAGCTGCGCGCCGACGAGGTGGTGGTCACCATGACCGACAACCAGGTGCGCAACCTGCTCACCTACGTCACCGCGCTGATCGACCTCAACGCACGCGAGAACGACCACCCCAACAAGGGCGACCCGCTCTACATCGAAAGCATCGCCAGCGAGCTCGATCTCGACCTGGCGCCGATCAAGAAGCAGGCCATCAGCACCGTGGACACCGCGCGCCACGAGGCCGCACAAGCAGCCCGCACGCCCGAGCAGGCCCTGGCCAAGGCGGTGGAGCAGCCGAAGGCTCCCGTTCGCTACCGCGACCCGATGACCGGCCAAGCCTGGAGCGGCCGCGGCCTGCAACCCAAGTGGCTCAAGGTGGCCCTAGCCGACGGCCGCAAGCTGTCCGAGTTCGAGGTCACCAGCGCGACGCCGGCCGCCAAGATGCCCGAGCCGGTGGTGGCCTGGCCGTTTCCGACGAAGGGAGCGCGGCCATGAACAACCACGATCTCATGCGCCCATGCGGCCTGTGCGGCAAGCCGGTATGCAAGTCAGGCGTGCCCCTCTTTTGGCAGCTGACGATCCAACGGCACGGCATCAATGCCCGGAAGCTGCGGCAGCTGCAAGGCGTCACGCACCTGCTCGGTAACTTCAAGCTCGCCGAGGTGATGACCGGCATCGACGACGTCACCCAGCCCATCGGGCCGGCCGTCGAACTGCTGGTGTGCGAGGCCTGCTGCACGCAGCCGCTCGAGCACCACTGCGTCGCGTCGCTCGCCGAGGTCGGCGCAGACCAATGCAAGGAGGCCTCACATGCACACGCAGGCTGACGTGGACGTCACGCAGCTCGACGAAGGCACGCGCCAGATCGTCTACGCGCTGCAGCGCCAAGCGCTGGCGCTCGAGCACCAAGCCGACCAGCTGCACAGGAAGCGCGACTACAGCGCGGAGTTGCCCGCCGCTGACGCGGAGCAGTTGCGCGCGGCGATCCAGCGTCTCGCCGGCGCCGCAGGCCTGCAGCCCCAAGACGCGTGGCCGCATGGCGAGATTGGCCTTTCGCTGATCGAAGCTCAGGACATGCCGACGATGGCAGCGGTGCACACCCAGGCGGCCGTCGACGTGCTGACCGAACGGCACCGGCAGGTGACGGCAGAAGGTTGGACACCAGCGCACGACGATGAGCACGACAGCGGTGAGCTGGCCGCGGCAGGATCGGCCTACGCGATCGCCGCGTCTGATGCGCTGCACCCGCACTCGCAGGGCGACGGCGACTTCACTGCAGGACCTCCCCTGTCGTGGCCATGGGACGCCGAGTGGTGGAAGCCCGCCGAGCCCCGCCGCATGCTGGTCAAGGCCAGCGCCCTGCTCATCGCCGAAATTGAGCGCCTGGACCGGGCGAGCGGGGTGCAGGCATGAGCGGCGACACCACCATCGAATGGGCCGAGAAGGTCTGGAACCCCGTGCGCGGCTGCTCGCGCACGAGCCCTGGCTGCAAGAACTGCTACGCCGAGCGCGTGGCCTGGCGCTTCGGCCAGAAAGAAGGCCAGCCCTACCACGGGTTGGTGGAGATGACGAGCCAGGGCCCGAAGTGGACCGGCCAGTTGCGCACCGTGCCCCACGCCATCGACGAGCCGCTGCACGTCCGCAAGGCTGCCCGCTGGTTCGTCAACAGCATGAGCGACCTCTTTCACGAGAGCGTGCCGTTCAGCTACATCGACCAGGTGTTTGCCACCATGAAGATGGCCAGGCATCACACCTTCCAGGTGCTGACCAAGCGCGCCGCCCGCATGCGCGAGTACCTCACGGCCTCGTTCACGCCATCGTCGGTGCCGCCCAATGTGTGGCTCGGCGTCAGCGTTGAAGACCAGCAGCGTGCAGACGAGCGCATCCCCGAGCTGGTCGGCACCCCGGCCGCGGTACGGTTCCTGTCCGTCGAGCCGATGCTCGGGCCCATCACCATCGACGAGCAGCTCATTCGAATGATCGACGGCACGTCGCAGCACGGCCAGCGCTTCATCGACTGGGTCATCACCGGCTTCGAAAGCGGCCCCGGCGCTAGGCCCGGCCACCCCCAGTGGGCCCGCGACCTGCGCGACCAATGCAGCGCCGCCGGCGTGCCCTACTTCTTCAAACAATGGGGCGAGTGGGCGCCGGCCGAGCAGGTGAACGACAGCACCCTCCTGCCGGGCGAGCGCTACGCCGCCGTGCACGCCAGCGGCGACGAGCCGGTGATCTACGGCTCCAAGGCCTTCGCCCACCCCAACCCAGAGCGTGCCCTCATGGTGCGCGTCGGCAAGTTCAACGCCGGCCGCCAGCTCGACGGCCGCACCCACGACGCCTACCCGGCGGCTGCCGCCCACACCACCACCACCACCCAGAGAGGCGACGAATGAACCTGCTGCTCATCACCATCGGCGTGCTCCTGTTCGTGCTGGGCGTCGGCACCATGGCCGCCTGCATGCTCTGCGCCGGCAACGCCTATGACCCGCTCTACATGAAGCACCAGCAAACCCGCTGGGCCTGGCGCGCCACCTACGCCCTCGTCGCCGGCATCGCCCTCCTGTACGGGGCCGGCGTGCTCACCAGCACCCTGTGGAGGTAGCCCACCATGAGCCACCAGCGCCAACCCATGCTGCGCGCCACGCACAGCGAGCCCAGCATGCTTCTCCCCGAAGGCATGACCTGCGGCCGCTGCCGGCACTTCCGCCGCTGCAGCCAGATCTACGGCCACATCGCCGAAGACGAGGTGTGCGACTGGGCCCCCAGCCGCTTCATCGACGCCGGCCCGCCGCCCGCCGAGGTCATCACCGATCCGATTGCGATCGAGGCGGCATTCGCTGCCGACCAGGAGGCTGAGGACGCCGCAGCGCTGCGAGGTGACGCAGCATGCTGACGCCACAGTTCGTCCTCAATCTGGCGGCCAAGCTGGTTGTGGTGCTGTTACCACAAGACGAGGCGGGATGAGCTTCACCACTCACGACTTGCATGCTTACGTCGCCGCGCGCGTCGTTGAAGACGGCGACTGTCTGCGCTGGACTGGCACGCTGGCCAACGGCCACCCGGCTGGCTCCATCAACGGCAGGAAACTGCTGATCCGTCGCGCGCTGTACGAGGCCAAGCACGGCCCCATTCCGAAGGGCAAGATCGTTCGATGCACCTGCGAAACGCCACTGTGCGTCGTGCACCTGGCCGCGATGACCATGCAGGCACTCACCAAGCAGCTTGGTGCCTTGGGGGTGATGAGCGGGCCCGTGCGCAGCGCCAAGATCGCCGAGGCAAAGCGCGCCGGCAAACAAGCCAAGATCAGCCAGGAAGACGCCCGCGCGATCTTCGCCAGCGACGAGCCAGGTCCGGTTTTGGCGAAGCGCTATGGACTGCACCTGTCCACCGTTTGCAAGATCAAGCGAGGGGAGGTGCGCAGAGAGTTCGGCGGCGCGAATCCCTGGCAGGGGCTGGG